TGACCAAATCCTTAATTGTGGTCTCCCTGTCAATAGCCATTTTGGCTATTTTTTTATGTAGCTCAATTGGGAGAGCTACTTGAAGGAATTTTTCGCCCTGCTTTTCCTGGACTTCCTGCTGTTTGATTTCGTCTGCCATTTGACAACTCCTTGTTTTTAAATTACATTAGTTCATGCTTTCATGAAAACAACACTCAATATAAATCAACTTTCTTCATTTGCAAATCGAAAAATCAAAAAAAGGAGTTTTTTATGAAACAGGTACTTGGAGATGCATGTATAGAACTGACAGACTCATTAAAAAACCTAACCGAACACGGGTTCCAATTGGACAGGCATGGCGCAAAGCATGACATCTTGCAGAATGATGCTGGCGTGGCAGTCCAAGTGCCAAGGCACGCCGAAATCATGGAAAACTTGGCCAAGGGAATCCTGAAAAAGGCCGGCATCATCTAAAAAAAAAGGGATGGCTTAGGAAACCATCCCGGCTCTTCCCCTTTATCAACAAAATAAACAAAAGGCGCAACAATGAAAACAACGTATTTCGCACTGGTGCACGCAGCCAAGGAAGGCGGCTTCTACTGCGCGTTCCCTGATTTCGGCAACACAGGCACGCAAGGCGACACCATCAACGAGCTTCTTGAAATGGCAGAGGATTTCGCCGTAAACGAGCTGGAATCATGCCGGCTGGAAGGCAAGCCCGCGCCAACGCCGTCAACCTGGGACCAGGCCCTCGCAAAGGCCGCCCCGGAAGACGGCGCACCCGCCTTCGTCATGCCGGTCACAGTCTACCCCAACCCCGCCACCATCAGAATCAGCATGACGGGGCCTGAAGACAAGCTCCAGCTCTTCAAGGACTTCGCCAACAAATGCGGCAAGACGCGCTCCGCACTCATGGTCGAGGCAACCATGGAATACATAATGCGTGCCGAAAAAGAATAAAAGCGCAACTTGCACATAGCGCAACAAACCGCAACACAACAGGCCGATGGCACACCGCCACCGGCCTTCTCTTTGCCCGGCCGTGGAAATTTTTATGCCCTCTGGAAATTTTCATCTCGCAAAAAAATATTCTACAAACATTTGCAAATCAACACTTTGTAAAAGCCGAGAATTTTTTGGATTTTTTTTGAGCGTCAAAAATTCCGACACTTAAACCATTGACATTCAAGCACTTAGACCACTCAATTTGCTCTTTTTTTCTCCTTTTTCCAAAGAAATAGATAAAAAAAAACAGTTATAAATAGATTATAAAGGGAATTTCGTGCAAAAAAAATCCAATTCTACATAAATGCCTAATAGCAAGCGACTTAGCCAAAAACCAAAAAAATTTTCATCCCCCTAAAAATTTCCACGCCCGCCATCCCATACCCAGCGCATTATATGTCATACTAACAGTTGACTTATCCTGCCGCCATTGTATATTATATGTCAACACTTTAACCAAGGGCAGGGCATGGACAGCACGCCGGAGCAGGACATAATCTCATACGCCTATCAATGCGCCAAGTACGCAGCCGCCAAGATGCCGCAGCAGGAACAGGAGGACGCAATCCAGAACGCACTCGCCGCCCTGGTAGAGGCCTGGCCCTCATACAACCCCGCGCGCGCATCTAAGCGAACATTCGCCGCAGCCGTCGTCAGGAACAAAGTCGCCACTTACGCCGCATCCATAGCCAGGCGCATGCCCAACACGCCCGAACCGCCGGACATAGTTTCGCCCCCGCCATCCCCTGAAGACGCCCTCGCCGTCATACCGGACCATCTCAAGCCACTGGCCCAGCTCAAGGCAATGGGATGCACACAGCGCGAAATCCGCAACCGCCTAAACCTGTCCGAACGTTTTTACCGCACCCTCATGAGGGAGCTCAGGGAGGCTTTGACAACATGACAAAAGCCCCAACTATGACAAAACATGACAAACCATGTCAAAAAGGTAAAAATTCGCCCCAAATTCGTCGAGATTTAAAAGGTACTACCCCCAAGGCCCCTTCGGCTGCTGGTCGCGGGGAAAAGTCGGAAGCATCCACACACTTTAATGAGGCTGCCGGGCGGCAGAGGGAGGCTGCCCGGCGATACGCCAAGGAGATGTCGCTGGAGGGTCGCGAGATTGGGGCTCTGCCAGAAGTCGCCGCCCCGGAGCGGCGGGAACGATGCCGCCAAAGCCTCCGCTGCTTCATCGAGGAGTACTTCAAGGGGGCGGGCAAGTTTTACCTGCCATGGAGTGCGGACCACCTTGTTGTCCTGGAGCGCACCCAGACGGCGATAATGAAGGGCGGGCTGTTTGCGCTTGCCATGCCCCGCGGCTCAGGCAAGACCAGCATCTGCGAGCGCGCAATCATCTGGGCGGCCGTCTATGGCTACAGGCGCTTCATCGTGGCAGTCGGCGACGGTGAGGCCGCCGCCACCGAGATTCTTGATTCCGTGAAAACCGAGATTGAGACGAACGAGAAGCTGGCTGGCGACTTTCCCGAAGTCTGCTACCCGGTCGCCAAGCTGGAGCGCATAGTCCAGCGGTGCCGGGGCCAGCTGTACAACGGCGTCCCCACCCGGATGGAATGGGGGCAGAGCAAGATTGCGCTGGCGACCATCGCCGGAAGCGCGGCCAGCGGAGTGGTGATAACCAGCGTTGGCATAACCGGGCGCATCCGCGGCATGAAGACAGCCATGGCCGACGGCTCCGACATAAGGCCAGACCTCGTGCTTGTGGATGACCCGCAAAACGACGAATCGGCCGCGAGCCCGGAGCAAAACGCCAAACGGCTGCGTGTGCTCCGGGGCGCCATCCTGGGGCTTGCGGGTCCCGGCAAGAAAATCTCCGGCATCATGCCATGCACCGTCATACGGCCGGGCGACATGGCTGACCGCATCCTTGACCCTGAACAGTCGCCTGACTGGAACGGCGTGCGCTTCAAGCTCATGAACGCCATGCCGGCCGACAAGGAGCTCTGGGCGAAATACGCCGAACTCTGGGCCGACGGCCACCGCCGCCGCCTTGGCAACTCGCTTGCCACCGAGTTCTACCAGGAGCACCGCGAGGCCATGGACAAGGGCGCCGCGCCCGCCTGGCCAGAGCGATACCTCCCGGACCAGGTGAGTGCCATCCAGTACGCCATGGAGCTCTACATCTCCAACAAGGAGACGTTTGCGGCCGAATACCAGAACGAGCCGCTGCCTGAGGACCTGGGCGAAGTCGAGAACATGAAGCCGGATGACATCCTGGCAAAAACCAACTCCCGCCCCCGCGGCGAAGTGCCGCTGAACTGCGAGCGCGTTGTCGCCTTCATCGATGTCCAGATGAATTTGCTGTTCTACACCGTCTGCGCCTTCGCCCCCGATTGGTCATGCAGCGTAATCGACTATGGCTCGTTCCCCGACCAGAAGCGGGTGTACTACACGCTGAAGGACGCCATACGGACATACCCCGACCTGTACAAGGGCCAGAGCTTCGACGCCGGCGTGCTTTCCGCCCTGAACGCCCTGACAACCGCCTTGCTTCCGCTTGACTGGCGCCGCGAGGACGGGGCATTGCTCCGGATAGAGCGCTGCCTTGTGGACAGCGCCTGGGGCCGCAGCACCACGGCCGTCCACAACTTCATGCGCCAGTCCGCGTTCGGGGCCGTCGTCATGCCGAGCCGGGGCATGGGCATGGGTCCTGACAAGAGGCCATACAGCGAATACCGGCGCAACGCGGGCGACAGCATAGGCGAGTTCTGGATGATACCGAACGTGCGCCGCAAGCGCACCGCCCGCGTCATCGAATACGACACGAACTTCGTGAAGTCCTTTCTCCGCGCGCGGGTCGCCGCCCCAATGGGCACTCCCGGCGGCTGGGACCTTTTCGGCGACCCGCGCGACCCGGAGCGCCACCGGATGTTCGCCGAGCAGATGACCGCCGAATACTGCACGCCCACAGCCGGCAGGAGCCGCCGCGTGGATGTCTGGAGCGCCTACCCGCACCGCGACAACCATTTCCTCGACTGCTGCGTTGGCTGCTACGTCGCCGCATCAGAGCGCGGCTTGAAGCTTGACACCCTGGGCGTCGCCTCCGGCCTGGCCGGCATTGCGGCCTCCCGCTCCGGACGAAGGCATGTCGATTTGCCCAAATTCTGACTTTTTTTCAACTTTTTTGCGTTTTTTCGAACTATTTTTAAAGTCCGTGTCGTAAAGTACCCCTCCAAAAAAGAATATAATATATAGCGACATTTTTTTACGCCAAAAGGAGCACCATGCCAGACACCCCCGAAACCACATCCCAGACCATAGAGCAGGCCCTTGCCGCCGCCATGACCCAGCCGAAAAAGTACACGGTCGACGGCGAGAGCATTGAAATGCGCTCGGCCGCCGAGCTTATAGAGCTGGCCAATGCCGCTGCCGCCCGCAAGCGCAAGGGCAGCGGCATCGCCATCTCCAAGCCCATAGGGAACAGCGCCGTATGAGCAGGCACAGCCGCAAAAAGGCGGGCTTCCAGTCCGCCATCCAGCGTGTAGCCAAGCCCGAGAGCCGCAAGAACGCGAGCCTCCGCTACGACGCCGCCCAGACCACGCCCGAGAACGCGGCGCACTGGTCGCAGGCCACGCCCTGGAACGCCGACATGGAGCTCTCCCCCGCCGTCCGCGCCAAACTTCGCGAGCGGGCCCGCTACGAGTGCATGAACAACGTCTGGCTCCAGGGCATGCTCCACACCCAGGCGCAGGACCTCATCGGCACCGGCCCCCGCCTTCAGATACTCTCGCCCGCCAACGATGAAGCCTTGCAGAAGGCCGAGGCCGCCTTCCAGGAGTGGTCCCGCCTCACCCGCTTCGCCCGCAAGCTCTGCATCGCCCGCATGACGCAGAGCCGCGACGGCGAGGCCTTCATCATCCTCGCCACCAACCCGTCTCTCCCGGGCGTGAAACTTGACACCATGCTGCTGGATGCCGAGCGCGTCACCAGCCCCGTCACAGACAGCGACACGGACGATGACAACCAGGCGGACGGCGTGTACTTCGACGGCCTCGGCAACCCCGTCCGCTACAGCGTCCAGAGAACGCACCCCTCCGTCTCCGGCGGCCTTGGCCCGAGCCTCACCATCCCGGCCTCCATGATGGTCCACCTGTTCCGCGCCGAGCGCCCCGAGCAGCACCGCGGCGCATCGGAGCTTGCGGCCGCCCTCCCGCTCCTGTCCCTCCTTCGCCGCTACACACTGGCAATGGTCAAAAAAATGGAGACCTCCGCCAACATCTCCGGCGTATTGCGCACCACCGACTTTGAGCCCGGCGAAGGCGACGAACTCACCCCCTGGAAGCCCTTTGCGCTCCCGCGCGATTCCTTCGTCGCGCTCCCCCGCGGCTACGAACTCACCCAGTACAACCTCCAGAACCCGACCGAGACCCAGCAGAGCTTCGCCACCCAGGTCAAGTGCGAGTGCGCCCGGTGCCTCGGCCTCCCCCGCAACGTCGCCCTTGGGGACAGCTCCGGCTACAACTACGCCTCCGGCCGCCTGGACTTCCAGGAATACGACAAATTCCTCGCCCTGACCCGCGAGGACCTCGCTGTGTCCTGCCTTGACAAAATCCTGGCCACATGGTGGGCGGAATACGACCCGTTCACCCCCGTCCCCGCCCATTCCTGGCACTGGGACGGCCGCGCCCACGTCGACCCCGTAAAAGAGGCCAGCGCCGAAACCATACGCCTCACCAACAAAACCCTCACCCTGGCCGACGCCTGCGCCGCCGAAGGCAAGGACTGGCTCAACGTGCTCCGCCAGCGCCTCAAAGAAGAGGCCGAGGAGCTCCGCATCCGCAAAGAGCTAGGCCTCCCGCCGCCCGCCTCCGCAGCATCCCCGGCCGAATCCCCCGCCACAAAGGACACAGACGAACAATGACAAAAATACCTGACACAATCCAGCTTGCGGCCGCCGAATCCACCATCAGCGGCGCGAAAATCGCCGGCACCGCCTACAGCGGCAACGCCGTCAACCTCGGCTGGGGCCTGCCCGTCACCATCGACCTGGCCGGCCTCGCCCTCGCCTCCCAGCTCCCCCTCATCTTCAACCACCAGTACTCCCCCGGCTACCGCCTTGGCATGACGCAGGCATCCAACAACGGCAATAGCATCACCTTCACCGGCGAAATAGACACATCCACCGAAATGGGCAAGGGCATCGCCTCATCCGGCCGCAAATGGCCCTGGCAGGCCTCCATCGGCGCGGACGTGCAGGAAGTGCAGTGCCTCAAATCAGACGAGACCGCCGAAGTCAACGGCGCCACCGCCCACGGCCCGGCGTACATAGTCCGCAAGTCCCTCTTGCGGGAAATATCGGTAGTAGTGCTTGGGGCCGACCCAGACACGCACATACAAATAGCGGCTTCCTTCCATGCCGCGCAACCAAACCAACAGGAGACCCCCATGGCAGACAACCAAACCAAGACCCCCTCGGCCCAGGCGGCCGAACCCGCCGCGGACCAGAACACCCAGGCCGAACCAGCCCCGGCGCCGGCCGTCCAGGCGGCCGCCCAGCCCCAGACCCCCGACGTGGCAGCCCGCATCGCCGACCTCGAAGCCCGCCTCGCCCGCGCCGAAGCCCAGGCTTCCCGCCCAATCCCGAACCTCACCCTCAGCCACAACGACGACATCTCCCCCATGGACCTCGTGAGAGCCGCCGTCAACAGCGCCGCCGGCATCGCGCCTGAAGCCACCGGCCTCTCCCCCCGCACCATCGAAGCCGCCGCCAAAAAGTACCCCAGCGGCCTCGGCCTCAAGCACGCCGTCCTCCTCGCCGCAAAAGCCAACGGATGCACCGCCGACTACATCGACGCATCCAACTGGTACGAAATCCTCCCCTACGCCGGCGGCGCGAAAGCCGGCTACAGCGGCCTCTCCGTCTCCGGCATCCTCTCCAACATCGCCAACAAGTCCATAAAAAAAGGCTTCAGCTACGTCGAGCAGGCATGGCGCCAGATTGCAGACATACAGAGCGTGAGCGACTTCAAGACAATCACCTCCTACCGCCTCACCACCGAAGGCGAATTTGACGAAGTGGGCCCGACCGGCGAAATCAAGCAGGGCACCCTCTCCGAGGATTCCTGGAACAACCAGGCCAAGACCTACGGCCTCCTCTACGCCCTCACCCGCCAGGACATCATCAACGACGACATGGGCGCCCTCACCTCCCGCGCCTTCCAGTTCGGCCGCAAAGCCGGCCTCAAAGTCAACAAAGTCTTCTGGGCCGCGTTCCTGGCCAACACCTCCAGCTTCTTCGGCAGCGGCAACAACAACATCCTCTCCAGCGCATCCGCCCTGGCAGTGGACACCCTTGGCGCACTCCTCAACAAGTTCGACGGCCGCCTGGACAAGAACGGCGACCCCATCGGCGGCCAGCCAACCATCCTACTCGTGCCCTCCACCTTGCGCCTGACCGCCGAGGGCATCTGCAAGGACCAGTACGTCACCACCACCGGCTCCAACTCCAAGACAATCACCACATCCAACCCGCACGCCGGCAAATACCGCCCCGTCGTCTCCGCCTACCTCGAAAACGCCAACATCTCCGGCTACAGCGCGGCTGACTACTACCTCCTCGACGACCCCGCCGCCCTCGCCGCCATGCAGGTCGTTTTCCTGAACGGCCGCCAGGAGCCAATCGTGGAAGAATCCAGCGCCGAATTCAGCTCCCTGGGCATCCAGTGGAGAGCCTATTTCGACTTTGGCGCAGCCCTAGCCGACCCGCTTGCCGGCGTAAAGGCGGACGTGGCATAGCAATAACGCCGCCCACCCAAGGGCGGCACTAACCGGCCACCGGCCACTGACCACTAACCCAAAAGGAACAACCACCATGGCACATTTCATCCAGGAAGGCAACCACATAGACCACACCCCGGTGGCCGCCGTAACAGCCGGCTCCCCAGTCAAGCTGGGCGCAGACTTCTACGGCGTCGCCGAGCGCGCAATCGCCGCCGGCGCAAAAGGCGCCGTCTCAGTCAAAGGCGTATACCGCTTCACATCCAGCTCCGCCGTCACCATCGGCGCAGTCGTCTATCTCGACGCAAACGGCAAAATCACAACCACATCCGCAGACGGCACCAGAATCGGAAGGGCGGTAACCGCCGCATCCGCCGCGGACAAGGACGTTGACGTACTCTTGAACGCATAGCAACTTGCCCCGCCCGCCGGCGCACCGGAGGCGATGAAAAGCCACACCACCCGGCGCCGGCGGGGCATC